GGTTCAAAGTTTATTCATGACTATTTTGAACTCTTTTACAAAAACATTTTCTTCCCTGCTTTAGAAGAGCACAGCGTTGAAACAGTTATTCATATGGGAGATGCTTTTGATAGTCGCAAATCTATTGACTATCAAAGTCTTCAATGGGCAAAGCGTGTTGTATTTGAACCGCTTTCCAAATATGAAGTTCATATGATCGTAGGTAATCACGATTGTTATTACAAAAACACCAATGAGGTGAACTCTCCCGAACTTCTTCTTGAGGATTATTCAAATATTCATAAGTATTCTTCACCACAGACAGTAAAAGTTGGTGGTATTGATATTGCTTTTATTCCTTGGATTTGTTCCGAAAATTATCAAGAAACTCTTCAACACATCAAAAAGACTAAAGCAAAAGTTGCGATGGGTCATTTGGAATTGAATGGATTTCGTGCTCACCGTGGACATACTATGGAAGATGGTATGGATGCTTCAGTATTTGATAAGTTTCAGAAGGTTTTCTCTGGGCATTTTCATACACGCTCTGATAATGGAAAGATTTTTTATCTCGGAAACACTTACGAAATTTATTGGAATGATGTAAATGATACAAGAGGATTTCATATCTTTGATACTGAAACTCTAGAACATACTCCAATTAATAATCCTTATAAATTATTCTATAACATTTATTATGAAGACACTAACTATCGTTTATTTGACGCTAGGGAGTATGAACAAAAAATTGTAAAGGTTATTGTTCGTAAAAAGTCAAAACCAAAAGACTTTGAAAAGTTTATTGATAAACTTTATACTTCTGGGGTTCAAGATCTAAAAATTATTGAGAATTTTGAAATTCAAGAATCTGAAGAGTTCCAGATTGAAGAAGATGAAAACACCCTTTCAATTCTTAATAGATATATTGACGAATCTGAAATTCAATTAGATCGAAAAGTCGTCAAGTCTCTCATTCAAGAAATTTACAAGCAAGCTTGTGAGGTAGCAGACTAATGTATCTTCTCACTCTCAAAGGTAGAAAAGAGGACGGAGCATATGCCGTAAGTGATAAGTACGGGGAAAAGGTTCTTTTCTTTTTTGAGGATGAGGATGATGCTATTCGATATGCACTGATGCTTGAAGATGATGAAGATTATGAAAAAGAAATGGAAGTTATAGAAGTTGATGATGAACTTGCAATAAAGACGTGTAAAGCTTATAATTACAAATACGCAGTAGTTACTCCTAACGATATTGTAATACCACCTAAATTATGATTGTTTTCAAAAAAATTCGTTGGAAGAATTTTCTTTCTACTGGTAATCAGTTTACGGAAATTGATTTTCAGCAACATCATACAAATTTGATTATTGGGACAAATGGGGCAGGTAAGTCTACTGTTCTGGATGCTCTTACTTTTGTGCTGTTCAATAAACCATTTAGAAAAATCAATAAACCCCAACTCATCAATACAACAAATGAGAAGGATTGTTTAGTTGAAATTGAATTTTCAATCAATAACCGTGATTACTTGGTTCGTCGCGGAATCAAACCAGGTGTTTTTGATATTGAAGTGAATGGGGTTCCTCTTCATAAAGAATCTGATGATAGGGCAAATCAGAAAATTCTAGAAGAAAATATTTTGAAAGTAAATTACAAGTCCTTTACTCAAATTGTCGTTTTAGGCAGTAGTACCTTTGTTCCTTTTATGCAGTTAACTACTGCTAATCGGCGTGAGGTGATTGAAGATCTTTTGGATATTCGTATTTTTTCAGCGATGAATAATCTCATCAAAGAAAAAATTCGTGCAGAAAAAGATAGTATTCGTACTTTGGAACTCAAGAAAGAATCATTCAAAGATAAAGTTACAATGCAAAAAAACTTTATCGAAGAACTTGAGAACCGTGGAAATGCCAACATAAACGCCAATAAAGAAAAGATTACCAAGTTAGACGCTGAAGTTGGTGTTTATATGACGGAGAGTGCCAAGATTGAAGAGCAGATTTTTTCTTATACTAAAGAACAAGATGAAGTTGTTGGTGCTAGTGAAAAGTTAGTAAAACTAAACAATCTCAAAGGTAAAATCTCCCAGAAGGTATCGGTGATTACCAAAGAGCATAAGTTTTTTACTGAAAATACGGTATGCCCAACCTGTACCCAAACTATAGAAGAAGAGTTTCGTGTAAATAGAATAGCAGACGCTCAAAATAAAGCAAAGGAACTCCAGAAAGGTTTTCAAGAACTAGAGGAGACTATAAAGTTAGAACAGGAACGAGAGCGTCAATTCACAGTTCTATCCAAGGAGATTACGAAACTCAACCATGAGATTTCTCAAAACAATACTCGGATTTCCCTCAATCAGAGACAAATCCGAGACCTTGAATCTGAAATTCAAACTATTACCAAAAACCTTGCAAACAGAAATACTGAACATGAGAAGTTAGAAGAATTTCAAACCAATCTCCAACAAACATTCGAAGACCTTTCAAAGAAAAAAGAAGAAATCGTTTATTACGATTTTGCCTACTCCTTACTCAAGGATGATGGTGTAAAAACGAAGATAATCAAAAAGTATCTTCCGTTCATAAATCAGCAGGTGAATCGTTATCTACAGATGATGGACTTTTATATTAATTTTGAATTAGATTCTGAATTTAATGAGCATGTTAAATCTCCTATTCACGAAGACTTCTCTTATTCCTCGTTTTCCGAAGGCGAAAAAGCAAGAATTGATTTGAGTTTATTATTTGCCTGGCGTGAAATCGCAAGAGTCAAAAATTCTGTGAATTGTAATATTCTTTTGTTTGATGAAGTTTTTGACTCTTCTCTTGACGGATTTGGTGCTGATGAATTTCTCAAGATTATTAGGTATGTTGTGAAAGATACTAATGTATTTGTAATTTCACATAAATCTGACCTGCAAGATAAGTTTGATGCAACCATCAAATTTGAGAAGAAACACGGGTTCTCTTATAAAACTGAATTCTGATATTTTATAAATAATTATAGTTCAGTTCTCATTTAGTTCGGTGTATTCTCTTTATTGTATTGAAAATAAAATTACTGGGCAAAAATACATTGGTATAACTTCTCTTAAACCTGAAGAGAGATGGAAAAAGCATCAGTATGCTTGCAAAACTGAAAAAAAGAAAAATGATTGTCCTAAATTTTATAACTCTATTAGAAAATATGGAATTGAAAATTTTGAATTATCTATTTTAGAACAAAGTGAAGATGCTTCTTACATTGAAAATTTGGAAATAAAATATATTTCTGAAAATTCTAACTTATTAAATGTTTCTCCTGGTGGTGGGGGAATGACTATAAATTCTGGTTGGAAACACTCGCTAGAAACTATAAAAAAATTAAAAGAAAAGACACCACCTATGTTGGGAAAAAAACATTCCCAAGAAACTATTGAAAAAATGAAAGGTGATCTCAGAAGAAAAAATTCTGGAGAAAAAAATGGAATGTATGGTAAAACTCAAAGTGATGAGTTTAAAAAGAGTATGAGTTTAAAAATGAGTGAAAATAATCCCATGAAAGGTAAAACTCATTCACCAGAAACTAAAGAAAAAATTCGCCAAGCGGCTCTTAATAGGAGTAAGAATAGGACACTTTCTCAACTGGACTCCTTGACTTCTGTAAATATAGATAGTAATCTGTCCTCATAAGCACAAGACCGATGCAAGTTCCTAATCGCCACCATCATTCTAAAAAGGAGCAGAAGCGGAAACTGAAACCGCAAGCACTCCGACAAGCAAAGGCACGTCGCCAAGCACTCAAGAAGCGTCTCTCACAAAGAGACGCTTTTTCTTTTAGTGTCCTATATATGGTATAGTAGCGTGGGAGTATATATGCTTACTATTAGAACCCTGGGGGACAAAGTTCTCACTCAAAGGGCAAAAAGAGTTGATCGCGTAGATGATACTGTAAGAACTCTTTGTGCTTCTATGGTGGACGCGATGCTTGAAAATAAAGGCATCGGTCTTGCTGCAAATCAAATTGGGGTATTGAAACGAATTATTGTCGTATTGATTGATGATAATCCAGTCGTAATGATCAATCCAGAGATTCTAGAGTTTTCAGATCAAAGTTGTGATATGGAAGAGGGATGCTTGAGTATTCCTGGAGAATACCTACAAATCACAAGACCCGAAACCGTCAAAGTCAAGTATCGTAATACCAAAGGAATGCCTTGTATCAATACTTATTCTGGTCTTACTTCACGAGTGATTCAACACGAAGTGGATCATCTCGATGGGATTACTATGAATACTAAATAAAAAATAGGAAAGTATTTACAAAAAAATGAGAGATCAAGAAATCATCGGTCTTTATGAAGCCTATCAGCAAGTTTGCGAGTCTTCTTCAATTACTTCTGAAGAAGTTCAATCTCTTGATGAATCGGATCTTCAGCAAAAAGTAGGTAAAGCATTAGATGCTGCTGCTAAAAATCCAGTGGTTCAGGCAATCGGTAAAGTTATTGGACCTGTTAATAAGGGTAGAAGAACACCTACGGCAACAAGTGGAGGTTATCGTCCCGAAGAAGTAGAAATCGATCTCTTTGACACCATCCTTGAGCACCTAGTTGCTGAAGGATATGCCGATACAAATGAGGCAGCACTTGTAATTATGGCGAATATGAGTGAAGAGTGGAGGCAGAGTATTATGGAAAAGGAAGATAGTGAATATGAAAAAGCATCTGATGCCGCATTAGATGCGAGATATGGTTATGGTAGAGCGAAAGGAGATAAGCGTTCTTTTGGTAGAGCAGCAAATCGTGCTTCTGCTGCTGCTGCTCTTCGTGCGATTAGAAGAGGTGAAAGAAGTGGAAGTGGAACCTCAAGAGAAGCAGGTTCTGATGCAGTTCATCAGGGATGGGCAAGAACGGCAAGAACAAGCACAGATCAAACGCCAGAAAAGAAAGAAAAGAGAAAAAAACTTGCAGATACTCCATATTCTAATCTTCCAGATGATGAGAAAGAAAAGGATAGAGTATCTTTTGATGCTGTAAGAGCAACTTATAATAGAAATAGAAATAAAGGATAATAGACCACTTTCCAAACTGGCACACAAGAGGGTCTCACCACCCTCTTTTTTTATATGATGGTCTCATACGAAACAAACCTATGACCGTCAATCACGTAATCAAGTCCCAACTTGCTAAACTTCTTGCCACTGAAGACCTTGTGGTTGAGCACAAGAAAGTGGAGACTGCCTGTTTCAACGTTCATACTCGTGTGTTGACTCTTCCTATGTGGGAACGTGCCAGCAGCACCGTTTATGACCTTCTGGTCGGGCACGAAGTCGGACACGCTCTGGAAACTCCTGATGAGGATTGGACCGAGAATCATGAGGTTCCTCCACAATTCGTGAATAT